CCAAGCTTGATCATCAACTCCATAAGTAACATCAGGATTAAGTGATGATAAGAAATTAACAGTCAAAACATCATTTGAGTCCATAAACATTTTCAAAAAAATCTTATAAGTAGTACTACTATTATTATTAACATAGAAATAATCTAAATTATTTATAACACCATTATAATAATCTTTATATAATTGTGAATATTTTGCAACTATACCAACTGTTGTAGTAGTACCTAATTGATCATATCTAGTTTCAAGACTATATGTATCTATTATCTCATCGTGTAACAAAAATTCATTATCTACATAATATAATAAGAAATCTGTACCACTATAACAAGTAGAAGCCTCATCTACATATATTCTAAGTTTAGCGTTCGTTGAAACTGTTGCACCGACTGGAACAACTGAAATAACTGGAACTTTATCACCGCTTGTAAACGGAGATCTAACCATAACACTTTCTGTTGTTATTCTATCGTATATTTCATTGAAAACTTGTATTGATCTAATATAATGATAATCATTATATACACCAGTTTTACCGGAAGTGCCAAGGAATTCTATATCCATAAATGTACCTAAAACATCAGAACTATCTGTTATTGATAAGCCATAACCTGCAACTGAACTAATAGGTATAAAATTAGAACTATCTAATGCAACAGGATAATATGTCATATTTGCAGTAGTACCTGAATTAACGATATGTATATAACCAACAATTGCGGTTGTTTCTAACGCATAGACATAATCTGGTTTAACTGCTCCGTCAACTAAATTAGAAGCTGTACCATGAAGTATATTAACTGTATTTTCATTAGTAAGATAAAGAACATCATATCTTGATCCATAAGCATATGGAACAGGCTCGACATCAACTATTTGTCCTGCTGGCCATACGGTTGAAAAACCTTCGATAATATCACCATTTAATACATAATAACAATCTGAATCACCCGTAAAACCAAGTGCTAATGTATCACCTGTTGTACCAGCTAAGACACTAATTGCAGGATTATAAACAATATCATAAATATGTCCATTAGTCCAAACACCAAGTCTATCTTTACCTGTAGTTGTTCCACTTGGAACATCATAACAACTAGCAACGTTAGTAAAAACGTTATTACTTGTATCGAGGTATTTTTGAGCATAAGTTACTTGTTCTTCAAGATTTGTCTCATATGATAAAAATTTAACGTTAGTAATATGTTGTCCAACAAGAACATCACCAATAATATCAAGATTACCAAGTTTGAAATCTGTTTCCAATAATGAATTCTCATTATATGTACAGAACAAACCAGTTTTATCTGTATTATTATTAATAACATGTTTAATATACATATCTCTATTATCTAAATCTTTGAAATATGGTATTAAAGAGCAATCGTAACGACCTAAAAGTGTTACTGATCTTTCGTTTATGAATTCCATTGCCTTTTCTTTCTTTAAACCATTTCTATTGAAATATTTACTGAAAGTTATATCATTAGTTAAAGTTTTATAATCGGTCCAGTCGCCTGCAATTACTAAGACTCTAACCATGTAATCTGAGATCCAATCTCTAAAATCAATAAAGCCAGGAACTTTTGTTCTATCACCATACCATTCCTCTGCTGTAACATCGAATCCAGGTATGTCGGATTTAAACATAAACACAGTAATATCTTTATTACTCATGTTTGTAATATGGAGTAATCTTTGATTATCTTGTACTCCAAAATTAGTAGATTTAACAAGATTTAAGAAAGATTCGGTATCTCTTTCCCAGAAATCTTGACGATTAAAAAACAATTCATATGCTGATCTTTTAACATCACTATTTTGATATTGAGCCGAAACTGAAATACTTTGCCAGTCAACTTTATCTCTATTTGGATTTGTTGCTAAAAGATTTAAAGCCCAGATTGGACCATTTTTCAACATTTGTTTACAAGTTTTGTGAAAAAATGATCCTTTGTTTTCTAATCTTCTGTCATCCTCACCAAAAATAGCCTCAAAATCAAAAGGATTTGTGACGTAAATCGGAGCATTAAACGGTCCTTTTTTGGAAAAACCAGGAACTAAATTAATAAGAACTTGCTGAATAGGAAGTTCTATAACACTACTATCAATTTCTTCTATAAATACACCTGGTCGTTTGTATTTTCCGAAATCTTTGTCTTTAATTGGCATAATTAAAATTTTTTTTATGTTAATATTAGAAGTAAATTTTTT